CGGCTGGGGCCGGCTGAACTTCCGTGCAGCGCGCGTGAAGACGGCGACCGCCGATGCCTTTGTGCTGGAAGGCATCGACACCAGCAACGCCGAGCTGTTCACCCCCGGCGGTGGCGCCGGCTCCGCCCGCAAGGTCAGCACCTGGGTGGATCTGGACCGTACCATGAACCACAGTTCCAGCGGCGGTGATGCCAAGACCGTGAATGTCAAGTTCATCGAGTCGGATGTGGAAATCGTGCTGAACGACGGCTTCAACGCCGTGTCTCGCACTTTCGACATGGACGCGGACATGATTGGCACCCCTTCGTACACCGCCCTGAAGATGCTGTCGGACACCAATGCCGACACCGTGGTGCGCCGGCGCGCCAAGACGGGTGCTACCTCCCTGATCCCCGCCAAGGTCTCCTTCAATGAAGAAGAAACCCTGACTGAAGGTGCGGCCGTGACCGTGAAGGGCACGTTCAACGCCCAGAACGTCTCCACGCGCTACGCCGCCTGATCACCGCCCGCCGTGCGCGGGCTACCTCTTCAGCCCCAAGGGCACCTCTGCACCGACTTGGCCCTGTTCGCTCTTCGCTAGAGCGGCAGGGCCAGGCACGGGCATTCTTTTCTCTAGCGAAAGACACACATGAGCAAGACCGATCAAAAGTCTATCCCCGCAGTGAGCCTCAAGAGCCTGGGCGGCGCTGCCCCCGAGTTCTCCATGCCGGTAGAGGTCAAACGCCGTGATGGCGCCGTGGTGGCCATCGCCTTCACCGTCAAGGGGCTGCGCAAGTCCGAGTGGGCAACTCACCGCGATGCCTACCTGGAATCCATCCGCGCCGAAGCCAAGCCGGGAGACGTGGAATTCAGCTTTGCAGGCCTGGTCAGCGGTGGCGTGAATGAAGCCGCAACCTTGATCCTGAAGGCTGCAACAGCCTGGGATCTGGAAGATGCAATGGACGTGAAAAACATCGTCGAGCTGGAAGATATCCTGCCGGGCACCATCTCTGCCACGCTGAACAAGATCGATGGCGCGCTGTTCCAAGGTCGCCTGGGAAACTGAAGGCCATCGCTCGCGCCCTGTTTGAGCCAGCGGTTACGGAGGCTGAGGCGCGAAGCGAGGGGTTTGAGCTGGAGGACTACGAAACGGAGATCGTGGAACTCTGGCCCGACAACACCCAGGTCTACGAGCTGTTCCGGCGCGTCGGCACGCGCTGGAGGCTACCGCCTATGGGCGGAGTGCCCGTGGGACTGCAGTGGGAGGCCATCTACCCGCTCATGGACCGACTTGGGCTGGATGATGAAGCCTGGAATGACCTGCACGAGTCGTTAATGTCTCTGGAGACGTATGCGATCGAAGTGATGCGAGAGTTTGCGCCGAAAGGGGACTCATCATGAACCGCACTATGTTGGTCCTTGCGATCATTGGCATCATCGCTGCAGTGTATTTCGCTGTGCAGTACGGTGTGTTCTAACGGTGTTGCATCTGGTGGCGTTTGTATCTTGTGGCCACATGTCTGCTATTCGGTGAGGCGTAATCTGGTGCGCCCTAGAATAGGAGTACAAGATGATTTTCGAATCAAGTAAAGCCTCTGGATCTCACGATGATTTGGCCGCGCTTCTACGCGATATGAGCGAGATTCTCCAGCAGCAGGGTGGCGATGTTGACGCCAAACTCAAGCAGGTGAAGGAACTCATCGACAGTGGTTTGAATAACGCCAAGGGGCCCACATCTGGCCTTGTGTGCCGCTCCAAAGAGTTGGCATGTGCTGCGGATACTTGCGTACGTGAATCGCCCTGGCAGGCGGTTGGTGGAGCTTTTGTAGCCGGTCTTGTAATTGGCGTCCTTGTTTGTCGACGCTGACTACTGGACAAGGTTGAGCAGTTGACCGTTTAACATGACCCTTCTATCAAAGGAGGGGTATGCGAGTTCTCGTTTTTGTAGGCGCCCTGATTGGCGCGCTCTGTCTCTTGGCATCATTCTTTATGGCTGGCGCACCTCAGCAAGCTGCAATGGCCGGCATGGCATGCGCTTTCGCAATCATCCCGTACGTGCTTTTTCGAGTCGGTGCGACTGCCGATGAAGAGTCTCAGCGAAAGCAGATCATTGAGTTACTGAAGCAAAGGCAACAGTAAAAAGTCAATGCCACCTACGGGTGGTTTTTTTATGCCCGCATGGTTTATCCAGTGGGCTTGCCCAATGGCTCGCTTCGGCGGGCCATTTTTGTTTTGAGGTCCGTGATGAGCGACAAGCTGGATGCCCAGATATCTTTGACGGCAGACGCCACCGGCGTGGAGGCCGGGGTAGGGCGGGCGAAGCGCAGCCTGAAGTCGTTGGGCGAGGCCGCGCGCCAGGCGGGCGCCGACATGGGGGGCATGGGTGCGGGAAGCGACTTGTCTGCAAAGCAGGTGGAGCGCAATACAAAGAACATGGAGCAGCAACTCCAGCGGTACATGGCCACGCTCCAGGCCGGGGGGAAGGACAGCCGCAAGTACTGGGAGCAGATGGCTAACTTCCGCGGCGTCGACAAAAATGCCCTGCGTCCATTGCTGGACCAACTTGATCAGCTCAAGGGGAAATCTTCTGCAGCAGCAGAAGCACTCAAGGACATGAATCAAGGGGTGCTTTCGGCTTCGGAGGCGTTCGGGATGCTTCGCGGAGCAATAGCTGCAGTCGCCTCGATTGAGGCAGCCAAGCAGATGGCATCCATGGCGGACACCATGACGAACATGGAGTCGCGCCTCAAACTGGTGACGAGCGGGACGGAGGCGCTTGCGGCCGCCCAGGCAGGTCTGTTCTCTATTGCCCAAAGCTCGCGAGTGCGATTTGCCGATCTGGCAGACACTTATTCCCAGATGGCTCGCTCTACCAAAGAGCTGGGTGTGTCCCAAAAGGACATGTTGGCCGTAACTCAGACTATCAGCCAAGCAGTCACTATTTCCGGGGGATCTGCAGCATCTGCAAGTGCTGCTCTGGTTCAGCTGTCCCAAGGGTTTGCTTCAGGTACTTTGCGTGGCGAAGAGCTGAACAGCGTGATGGAACAAACGCCACGTCTGGCGCAGGCCATTGCGCAAGGCCTTGGCGTGAGCATCGGCCAACTACGGAACATGGGTTCTGAGGGGGAGCTGACGGCGCAGAAAGTCGTAGACGCACTCCAGAAGGCAGCGCCGGCAGTTGCCGCCGAGTTCAGCCAAATGGGCGTGACGATTGAGCAGTCCATGACCACGGTGGGCAATAGCTTGCTGAACATGGTCGGCACGCTGGACAAGCTCACTGGAGCATCGTCCGCGACTGCCCATGGAGTCATGGGCTTTTCTTCGAACCTTGACGTATTGAATGCGCAGATCAAGTCAATGGCTGCAACGAACAGCCTTTCCGACTTTTTCTTGGCCGCTTTCAATACTGAGAAATCTCTGAACGAAGAGCTCGCGACGGGCCGTAAAGAGCTTGATGAACTGAAGGCGAAGCTTGAACTGGCGCCGAGCAATATCTACCTGCGTTCGGCAACAGCAGATGCTCAGCAGCTCGTGAATAAGCTGGTCGAAGCCCAGAACCGTCTTAATGCCATAAACGGTGGGCAGCTGAATGCCAGAACGGGTGGGATTGATGTTGGCGCATTTCCCACGCGCGGCAGCCAGTCAAATTACGAGAAGGAGTTCAATTCTGCCCAGCAGGCCTTGCTAGGCGTCACTGCAAGGGAGAACGGCTTTTCGAAGCAGTTCACGGACGACCTGAAGGTTTACGAGCAGGCTCTGAAAACGGGTGCGATGTCGGCCGCTGAGTATGCCGCCGCCATCACCGACCTGAACAAGAAGCGCTACGAGTCCTCCGAAGCCGGCAAGGCCGAAGCCAAGACGCTCAAAGCTGGCGCTGGTGAAGCAAAGGCTGCGGAGAACAGCTACCAAGGCCTTCTCAAGGCTGTGAACGAGCACATGGCCGCAGTGAAGCTGCAGATGGACGGATCTGCAAAGCTGACCGAGAGCCAGAAGCTGCAGATCAAGTACGACGAGCTGCTGGCGCGCGGAAAGCAGGGCGCCAGTGCGGCGACGATTGCCCTGGTCCAGGCGCAAATAGCGGCCCTGGCCATCCTGGAGAAAGAGCAGAAGGCCATCAAGCTGAACGTGGCCGGCTACCAGGAATACCTGGCATTGCAAGATGAGCTGGCAGACGACTACGTCAAGCAGGCCAAGGCGAAGGAGAGCCTGCGCCTTGCGAGTGATAGGGCCGACTTGGAACTGCAGGACCAGATCGCGCGCATTGAGCTGGAAGCCCAGATGCTGGGCCGCACTGCCGAGGCAAGACAAATCGCCGTGGCCCAGTTGGATGCCGAGATTGAGCGCCGCAAAGAGCTGGAGGCGCTGGCCAAGAATCTGGATCTGGACGAGTCGGTGCGCGAGGAAGAGCGCATCCGCATCAACGAGCGCTATGCAAAGAAGGTGGCGCTGGCACAGCGCAAGGCCTATGTCTCGGAATGGGACAGGACCTCCCAGCTCATCGGCGATACCTTAGCCGACTACATCATGGCCGGGGGGAAGGATGCTTCCACCTACTTGAAGCGCTTGTTTAGCACCCTGGTGCTTCAGCCAATTGTCCAGTACGGCGTGAACAGCGTTCTCGGGTCATTGGGCTTGAGCGGAAGCGCGGGGAGCAACAGCTCGGCGGGCAGCATGAACAACGCGCTCAACATGGCGAGCCTGCTGAACAACGCCAAGAGTTTCTACTCGGTGGCCACCCAGTGGATGAGCGGGACTATGTCTGGCGCGAATGCTGCCGGGACGCTGTACGCAAATGCAGCAGGCACTGGAATTGATGGTCTCTTGGCAAGCAATGGCGCCTACGGAACAGGCTCTGGAACTGGCGGCTTGGGCGGAATGTCTTCAGCGTGGCCCCTGGCTGTCGTGGCCGGGATGATCGCGTCGAACAAGCTGTTTGCCCAGGGGTACTCAGCAGACAATTTCAGCAAGGAGCAAAAGACCTGGGACTTCAGCACTTACGCACTGACAAAGGTAACGTCAAAGATCTTCGGAGAGAAATGGGCCAACATTCTTTCCGGCGCGCCTCTGGGTAATTTCATCTGGAACAAGCTCGCCGGCGGCGGGACCCCGCACATGGGGGCCGGCGCTGTCTACGATGACGGTACCGTCATCGGCGACAAGAGCACAGTCAACGTCAACCAAGCCAAGAACTGGTCTTCTGGCACCCAAGACCTGGTCTCGGGCGTGGCCCAGCAACTGGGTGGAATGCTTGACGGTCTCTCTACTATCTTGGGTGGCTCGGCGGGCTGGCGCGTAGAAACGGGGTTCTCAGGCGACGGGGATGACAAGTCTCGCGGCTTGCTGAGCATCTCGGATGCCGATGGCACCAGCATTGCCGGCTGGGGCGGGAAGTCGGGCCGCTACAGCAAGAATCTGGAAACAGCCTGGGGCCAGTACCTGGCAGAGGTGTCGACATCTGCTCTGGCGGCCATGAAAGTGGCTGCTCCCGATTGGGGTGACACCATCATCGATAGCGCGACTGCGCAGATCAACTCCCTGGCTGGCAACGAGCGCTGGGATGCGATGACGCAGCTGGTGCAGCAGATTGCTGCCGTCAAGGCGCAGCTCCTGACGTTGGGCGATGCAATGGACATGTTCAAGGACATGTCTGGCGCGGTTGAGAGCAAGCTGATCTCGGCCTCTGGTGGCATCGACGCCCTGGTCAGCAATGCTGGACAGTTCTATGAGCAGTACTACTCCGACGCTGAGAAGCAGGCGAAGGCTGTTGCGCAGCTGCAGGATGTGTTTGCCAAGTACGACTCGACTTTGCCGGACACCCGCGAAGGGTTCCGCGCGTTGGTTGAGACACAAATGGCGGCTGGTGAGAGCGGCGCAGAGTTTGCGGCCGTGCTGCTGGGGCTGTCCTCGCAGTTCGCTGCGATATCGGATGTGTGGGCGAAAGAGCTTTCGGAGATGTCGAGTTCCGCAGCGGACTTCTTCTCAGACCTGCATGAGTCGATTGCTGCTGCCCAAGTGGATGTGGCTGCTTCGCGCAAGGACATTCTTCGCGGCACAGGGGCTATGTCGGCGGAAGAGATCGCTGCGGCGATTGCAGGGATCAACACCGTGGGGCCTAGCCAAGCAGGGATCGCTGCGGCGGATCTTGCCGCATCGGCTGCTGCTGCGGCGGCAGCTCAGGCGCAGTCTGTGCGCGATGCCTACGCCGCAGCCGCTGGCCAGCAACAGTCTTCCCTGACAGGCCTGCAGACTCAGCGCAGCGATGCCCAGGCGCAGATCGACACGGCAAAGAAGAATGCCGACTCCACCCAGGCATGGGCCATGGACCAGTGGCTGAACCGCCGTGGTAGCCACAGCTATCGAAAGTACACGGTCACACAGATTCGGGATGACGCGCAGGCTGCTTACGAACAGACCCTGCAGCAGATGACCGGGGTGATATCTGGCCTGGATGCTGCGATAGCCCAGCAGCAAGGTGTGTATGACAGCGCGGCAGCGGCAGCCAAGGTTTATGCGGACCAGCTGTCTGCAGCTCAGGTGATTTTGGCGGCCACCCAGCATGCCCAGGTGCAAGCGCAGGTGGACTATGCGGCTGCCATGAAGGACTGGGTGATGGAGGCCGGCGCCAGCGTTACCAAGCTCAGTGAGCTGCGTGGCGAGGTTGTGGACTTCTACGAAGCCCAGGCCGCGGCCGTGCAAGGCATGCTGCAAAGCGCAGGTAACCTGCGTTCCGTGGTGGATCAAGTCCGCCTCGGGCAGCTGAATACGGCACAGACTGCCACGGAGCTGGGCAACCGCTACGCGGTGGACTACGCCATGGCCATGGCCACAACCGGCTCAACACGGGCCGGGTATGTGGACTCCATGGCTGGAAACCTGCAGAGCTTGTCCGAAGCCCTGAAAGCCGAAGCCGTCACCGGTGCCGATTGGCGCATCCAGACTGCAAAGCTGCTGGCCCAGGCCAGCAATGCAGCAGGGTTGCTGGAAGGCGATGCCGAGGCCGACGACTACCAAGACGTTGCCCTGGGATTGCTGGACAGCATCGACACCGCGTTGGAGATCCTGAGTGCAGCCACTGTTTCTGCGGAGCAGGTGATTGCCGGTGCCATCAATGCCGGCACCGCGGCGCAGCTGGATGGCCTGCGAGCCATCGTGGCTGCGCTGAAGGGCGATCCGATTCCGGCGTTTGCCGCCGGCGGCTATCACGCCGGTGGTCTGCGGTGGGTGGGCGAAAACGGGCCGGAGCTGGAAGCCACGGGGCCCAGTCGGATCTGGAACCAGAGCCAGTTGGCCAGCGCGATGGGCGGAGGCAGGGGCAGTGAACTCCTGGTCGCCGAGATCCGCGCATTGCGTGAAGAGCAGCGGGCCCAGGCTGCAACGATTGTGCGGCTGCAGCAGGACAACAACCGGCTGCTGATGCGCTGGGAAACCCAGGGTCTTCCAACAGAAAGGAATGAGGTATGAGCCTGGTGGTTGTGAAGCCGCAGACTGTCACGCCGGAGATGCTGGATACCAGCATCCCGGAGGACGACTACTCCGCCTGGGCGGCTGGAACGGTGTACGGGGCTGGTGACCGGGTTGTCTACGCTCACAAGGTGTGGGAATCCGTGCAGGCAGCCAACACCGGAAAGCTCCCCCCAAGTGACGCGACCTGGTGGGTGGAGGTCGGTCCAACAAATCGCTGGAAAGCGTTTGATCTGTCCCACTCCACAAAGACGCGCTTTTCTGGCGCGGCCTGGTTTGAGATCACCCCCGGGCGTGCCGTCAATTCCGTGGCCCTCCTTGAGTTTGATGGGCTTCGCTCCGTTCGCGTGCGTGCAATCGATCCGGCCTATGGGACGGTCTACGACAAGACCACCATGCTATGGACCACGCCCGGCGTCTCGGGCTGGTATCCGTGGACCTTTGGCGAGCGGCGGGAGCGGCGCAATTTCCATGCGCTGGATCTGCCTAGCTACCGCGGGGCAACGATTCGGATCGACATTGAAGCCGCTAACGATGCCGGCATCGGTGTGATCCTGGTCGGCCAGCAGCAGAGCATCGGCATGGGGGTTCTGGCTGGCGTACGTATGGGAATGCAGGACTACTCGCGCAAGGTTGTGGACCAGTGGGGCGATGTGGAGTTGCAAAAGCGCGGGTTTGCCCGGACGCGGTCTATCCAGGTCCTGGTCGAAAACTCCCAGCTCGACAACGTTGATCGAGTGCTGATGAGCCTGCGAGCGACGCCAATGCTGTGGCTGGTATCGGAGCGGTACGAGCAGACGAACGTTTACGGCTGGTACACCGGTTGCGACACCGGGATTCAGTATTCCCGTTACAGCGAGCTATCACTGAATCTTGAGGGACTCACAGAGTCCTGATCCAACGACCACATCACAACCCGCTTCGGCGGGTTTCTTTTTTTCTGAGGAAAGACATGGTCACTCAAATTGACCCGATCAGCACACCGCCGACGCCTGCTGATACGCCGTCGGATTTCGAACAGAAGGCATCACAAGTTTGGGGCGATCTGTTCAAAGCGGTGCCGCAGATGAACGCTCAGGCACAGGAGATAGAGGCACTTGGCCTGGCCGCAGTCGCAGCAGGGCAGTCTGCCCAGGCAGACTCTGATGCAGCATTGGGATATCGCAATGAAGCCCGTGCCGCGAGGGATGCCGCCCTCGGCTATCAGACAGGAGCCTCTGGATACAACGCTGCTGCTGGCGCTGCTCGCACTGGTGCCGAGTTAGCCGCCAGCGATGCCGCTGATGCCGCTGGGCGAGCTGAAGCTGCCGCCGCTGAGGCTGAAAGCACTCTCGCAAATGCTGTGCAGCGAACCGCTGCCACTGGTGCGGCGATGCTGCCGGAAGGTGCTGATGCGCAGCGTCCCCCCACCGGAAGTATCCCTGCCGGCGCGCTGATCATCCGAGGCAGTACCCAAGCGCCCGCCGACTACAAGGCGGAATTTTGGGACCGCGCGGCGGCCGCTTGGAAGGCGTTTGCTGACCGCACTTGGGTTGGTCAGCAAGTTACGGCTGCTGTGAATTTGGTCAAAGACTGGGTTGATCAGCTAATCGGCTTCACGATCCTGTCTCCAAACGGCGGTGCTGTAGCGGTTAATAGTCGCTATGTAATGGCGAACCCGTTCCCAGGGTTTCACGTTCTCTGCATTGCAGAGGTTCAAGTAAGCGGGGTTTGGGGCGAAACCGGATGGATTTATGCGGCAGGCGGTTATGGCGTCAAAGCCAGTCAATCAAGTGCCGAAGGTATCGTCGTTCGGACTGGGGGTGTCGCACTGTTGGCGGGGGGAACCGGCGCAGACGCTGGCGGGACTTTCAACTTTGCTGGGGCTGTCACTGTCCCTCTCCCATGCCGCGTCAAAGTCTGGAAGTTGAAAGGAGCGGTGTGATGCAAGTTTTCGCAATGCTGGGAGACAGTTTCCAGCAAATTGGTGGTGACTGCCCCGAGGGATGGGTGGTCATGCGAGAGCAGCGACCGGAGGCCGGCCTTGTTGCACTAGCAGACGGTTCTTGGGTCGAGCCCCCGCAACCGGTGCCGGCATCGTGCACGCGCCGCCAGGGGTTGCTCGCACTGCTGACCTTCGGGTTCAAGCGCGCTGAAATTGAGGCCCAGATTGCGGCCATCGAGAACGAAACCGAGCGCGAAGAGGCGCAGATCGAGTACGAGGCCAACGAATGGGAGCGCGCGAACCCTCGGCTGCAGCAGATGTGGGCAGCCCTCGGCGGCGCCCCGGCCCAGCTCGATAACCTGTTCCGCATGGCCGTGACTCTGTGAACAGCCAGAAACCACAGAACCCGC